CATATCCCCAGTCAGCGACCAGTACATGTTGGTGCTGTAGCTTTGATGCCGATAGCCCTGCTCCTGCTGCGATGTCGGTGTTGACAATCGTGCCGGAGGTGATGTTTGTTGCGTTTACTTGTCCCATCTCTAATTGCTCCTGTTAAAGTTTTTCTATAAGCCACTCACGCCCGCCAACTGCTGTCCAAGCATCGGCTGCGGATATGGCGGGTGCTCCAGCGGCGGCGGCCACCGAGACCTCGGCAGCGAACGGTGTTGTTAACACAAAGGGAAATTCCCTATTGCCTTCCTCTCCTATCTCGAAATAGTATTGAACAGTTATCGTTTCTTGAACGCTGTCCATGATGAAATAGTCAAGTATAAATACATTGTTCGGCCTCACAAAATATACCGACCGCTGTTTGTGCCTTCCAGTTTGTATCACCATGTTTGATGGGACCAGTACAGAGGTATTTTTACTCACATCTGCACCGTAACCATTCCGCAGCGTATACTTTGTTTGGTCAACGAGCGGCGTAAACACATCTTCGCCATCAATCGGCCTTGACGGAGAGCCTGATGCTGTGACCCTGATGCCGTTTTTTGCATCCCCAGCAAACACAGGGTAGGCCTCAATGTTGCCGACCTTGTATGGGTTGATCCAATCGTCAATGTTCCACTCGGGGACAAGTTCGCAGTCTTTGATTTCCTCGTAACTTGGGTTCGTTGCAGCACCTAATGAAACGAGTGGGTTCTTTGGGTTGTAGGGATATATTGAGTACCTGTAAAGGTTCCCGATTCCTTCCATTGTGATGTCATGGAGCCTGAATTGAGCATCAGGTCTGTTTTCCCTCGTGAATTCAGGCGTTGCTGGAACCACGGCTGGATAGTAGTCTACATTCCCGCTGGAAAAAGGCGTGCTTGATCTCAGCGGATTAGCACCAACATCTCTCCACATATCAAACTTTATAGTTTTTGGCCGCCCCGTCCACGCTCCCTGCGATGGTTCGGTCATAAATCTGTAGTCAATCGTGTTTCCTGTCCTATCGGGACCAGCAGTGATGTTGCAAGTGCCAAAAGACGGTTCATTGCCATATATGCCACTGACATCGCCGCACCTTGTCAGCGTTACATCAAATGGATAACTTGGGTCAAAGTCAAAGCCATTGCCCATGATCTGAGCAAATCCCAGTAGTTGTGGTTCTGCGTTTACCGGGTATGCTTTGTTTGTGATCGAGTCAAACAGTAAGCCTGTGTCCAAATGCCCTAAAAGGACATGCCCATAATCAACATTTATGTTGTACTGTGCTTTGTAGCCAAAGTTGAGATTCCATAGCAACGCCCCTTCTGGCTCCAGAAAACCGTAACGCAGTCTTGGACCTTGGAAGTTGGCGTTGCCAGCGATGGTCAGGTTTGAATCTCTGGTTGCGACTAAAGCACCGCTCTGCTCGTAGAAGTTTGTCGTGCTGTACTGGTGGGTGTCCCACACGAGTCGCCCGTCGTCATCTACGTTCCAACCATTTAGGTCAAATTGGTCTTGCCAGAACGGGCAAGTACCCTCGCAGCAGCACCCACCCGGTCCATGATTCTTGAAGGTCATCTAACAAGGCTCCACATCAATGAACCACGCACCATCAATTATCTTTGCCTGAATTAGTTTGTCTGCGGCTACTGCGTTGGTTGTGTGGTTATAGACCGTCTCAAAAACAGGTGTCCCGTCAGCAGGATCAGTCGATGGATCAATAACCCCCGACCCTTCGTTGAAGTAGTGTCGCTCGCACTCCGCTGACTGTGGGTTGAATTGCCCTGATGCAGCAGGTATGCCCTCGTCGCCAGTTAAGAAGAAAGCTGTTTCTGTATAGCCGCTGACTCTGTAGTAATCCCCCCAAACATCCCTAGACACATGGAACCTCTCGCCTGCCCATATAGGGGTCTTGCGATGGTTGTATACCTTTAGCGATATGTGGTCTATCTTCTGGAGTTTTAGCGACTCGCCCGGCTTCGCTTCCCGCCACCAAACGTAGCAATCACCATCCTCGCTCGGCCATATGTCCTCCGCTGCTGATACCAGTATGGTCTGGTACGGTGGCGTCTTTGTTTTTCTCCTAGCCTTGTTCTCAAGCGAACCAACCCTAGTCTGTAAGTTCCTCGTCATGGCAACGAGGTCTTTTATTTGCCTTATCAGATCGGCCATTACTACGCCTTGGTTAGACCTGTAACGTTTATGTCTAGCTTTAGTAGCGATGCCGACTTTGCAAAGCCTATGATTGTGAGGTACTGTCCTGTCGTAAGGTCTGCGTATGGCATGATGGAACCAGATGTATCGCTAACAACGTAGATTTCACCTGATGTAAGCGTTGCACCTAGATTGATGTCCTTCCCTGTTGAGTTGAACATATACCCGTAGTCGTCTGCTGACCCGTAAGTGATTGCGATCCCTGCAACCTTAGCCTCCGCCTCAATGTCGCAGTCTGCCAGATAATACTTGCTATCCGACGTTGACCTGAACAGAGCTTGCCCCGGTGTAACCGCCTCGCCAAACTGGACGATAGACGATCCACCACCTGCTTGAATTGCAACGCTCGTTGGTGTTATTACTAAGTCTGCCATTATATTGTCTAACCTCCGGTTTCGGTTTGTTGATGCTGTATTGGGCTACGGTGATGTGTCTTCGCACTCTTGGCCGAACCAAGGCGGCAGCGGCTGTGCTGGATTATATCTTGATCCACCGTCCATCAGGAACGGGAATGGAGCTAACGGGTCCCATTCATGGTACATATTTGTTTCCGTTATTTCCTTGTAGTCTGGAAACTGAATGCCCTCATTCACACGGAACCGAAGGAACACAGCATCGTTGAGCGTGTCGCCAGATGTCGTCTGTAAGAATTGTCCATCGCCGTTAAGCAGTGACTCGTCCTGAGACGGTACACCATCCTTGCCGGTGTGTGTTTGGGTTTTTGTTCCACTGCGAGATGCCTTAGGTCCACCGGGATCGTTTCCGCTGTCTTCGTCCCCGTCGCTTGGGTATCGAGACCCTTGTGCTGTTGGGTCGCCGGATCTTGCAAGGGCTGAGTAGCCAGAATCTAGGATGTACCTATCGTGCCCGTCTGGATCGTAGGTGAACTCGATGGTGTATTTATAATTGTTAGCCCCGCCCCACCTGATATTCTCGGATTCGACGTTTGCGATAAGCAACTCCCTCTCGTTGAAGCACTTATTGAACACCAAATATGGCTTGTGTACTGATTGGAAAGCTGGCGGGGCACTGCTGGGAACTGGTGGCCTGTCATAAGCCTTGAGTTGGTACTTGTTCTTATTGACTTTACCGATAGCACACGAGAAGTCCAATGCGGTGTATGAGAACCACGACACACGGAAAGATGGAGTGGCGTGTCGAACGGTCTGCGGTTCTGTGAACCTAAAGCCAGCACTGTTTGTGAACGGGACTATTTTTGTGTCGCCGTCTTTCGATACCTGACCAGCAAAAACACCTCCTCCGACGCCTTCCCAATCAACCTCGACCCACTCGCCCGGCATTGGATCACAGGCGTTTGGGTCGTCTAGGCCGATTCGCTTGTTCCAGCCACGGAATTGTGCGTAGAGAATTTCTTTTTGCTCGACAGAGTAGTACGGCTCTACCGTTGGTGGTGAAAACGCACCCTCGTCACGCTCGCTGCTCTGGAAACGCCCAGCGACAACCCACCTCGTCTTTGATTTCCCGCCGTAATCCCTAGACACGATGGTTGCTGACGTTAGCACCATTAGCTCGTTAATGAACTTACTGGTGATATCCCACTGGTTCCCGTCACACTTCGTCAGTGGGTATGGATAGATATAGGACGGTGGTGCATAACCTTCAACCAAAGTCTTAGAAGCCCCGAGATAGGCAGACATCGGGTTGCCGACCGGGAATACGCTAAGAACCTCCTTAGGCCCGTCGCTTGCATCGTTTGTGATTACAACGAACTGAACCTCGGCTCCGTCGCCGTCTACCGTTTTTTGACCTTGTGCTTCTCTCAGCACATGCACGCTTGTTACTGCCATTTTAACCCCTAAAATATAGACCCAGCGAAGTATCTAGCACCCCTGAATCCGAAGTTTGCGACGGACTTGCCTAGATGGATTTTCGATGCTGAATCCATGTCGTAGATCGAGCGTGCGTTCTCGTGGGCGGCACGCTCTTGATTAGCCCTGATCTTCTGTAACTCAATAAGCTGCTGTTGCTGGGTTTCTCGGTTGCTTCCACGAACAACCATATCGTAAAAGCTCCTCGTTCCAAACCTCGCTCCAGTCGGGCCTGAGCTTGCAGAACCAGCCTGTTCAGCTATCCCTAGCATTTCCTTAGCCTCATCTTTGGCCTTTTCAAAACCATCAAGGAGGCTGTCCGCCAGCCAGCGGAATCCAAATGCACCTGCGATTGTGATCAGAAGCCCCGCAGCAACAACAAGGGCTGCGATCAGCAGATTCAAAGAACCTGTTGCAACAGTAACTTCGGCGGCAATAATCCCCCAGAGCCAACTAGCGACAGTCAACGCAGCGTTCCATGCAGCGGTAAGAACGCCCATCAAAGCAGTGGATGATTTTATGAATGCAATGGCGACGGCTATTGAGGTGAACGCTAGGGCTACGCCGATGACGTATGTAGCCCAGCCACCTGTCAGGTCGTGCAGTTTATTCATTAGCCACAGGACAGTCCCAATCGTCATTGCTATATTTGCGATGGCGACCCCAAAAACATCCATGAAGCCTTCAATGAGACCACCCTCTCTTGTGATCCCTGCCATCTGCTTCAGCAAGAACCCAACAGCCGGAAGCAGGATCTTACCGAACTTAGCCAAGACGTTTTCCCATATGTTCCTAAGCACAGCGAGCATACCACTCGCAGAGCTAAGGGCGGCGTCCATCATACCGGAAAATATCCCAGACCCAGAAGTCATCGCTTCCATCGCCTTGATCACATCCTCTGGCGATATTTCGCCTGCCTCCTGCATCCTCTGCAACTCAGACTTCGTGACGCCAAGTGTTTTCATCAATGCCTTGTTGAGCGATATACCACGCTCCATGAACTGCAAGACTTCCTCGCCCTGAAGCCGACCTTTAGCGAAAACCTGCCCAAAGACAAGTGCCAGTTCGTTAACGGATGATCCTGTTGCAGCAGACATATCACCCAACATTTTCATAATGTGAGTGACACGTTCAGCCTCAACGCCAGAAGCCAGCAATCGCTTACCGCCAAGCATCCACTCCTCGATTGAGAACGGGCTTTGCAGGGCTGCGTCTTTCAACTGCTTGAATAGCTTCCGGCCCATCGGCGTCATGTTTGCAAGTTCAATCTCAAACCGCTGATGTGCCATTGCGTGAGCTATGCCTTTGGTGACGGTTTGACCAAACTTGTAGCCAACTGCGATCATTGCAGCACGACCTATGAGGTTAAGGCGTGACTTGGCTAGTTCCTGCTCAGTCTTCTTCACCCCACGCTTGACCCGTGAGGAATCCACGAGCATCATGATACGCAGTGATTTTATAACAGCCATATGGCTAATCTTCCTTTAATTCAATCGAGTGGTCTGCTGTGAATTCAGCAAGCCCAGCCATACCAGCAACCATGTCATCCATAGTTGTCTCCCTCCTGACTTGCGGCATGTAGTCATCTGGCTTGCCGCCTGCCATAGAAGCAACGATCTTTGAGTACATGGAGTGGTCTACCTCGTGCCCGAATGGATACAATTCGTAATACCACGCTATCTCATGGATCTGTCGGTCGTTCAACTTTCCACGTATGAAATCCGGGTGCAGGTGACCCCCGTGAATTGCTATTTTCCATAGCATATACTCACGAGGATCGTCTGTTAGTTTCCCTCGAATTCCTCACGGTCACGACCTGTGACCCCAGATAGCTCAAGGATCTTCTCGAAAATCGGCTCCACAAACCACGATTCCAGCTTGCCAAACCGATCACGGTCATTGCCATTGAATAACTGCTCTCCAGTCTCAGGATCAATCACGCCATGCCTAAGAGCAATCCATCGAACTTCCGTGCAGTCCTTCTGGGTCTTCTTTTCAGGTTTGGAAATGATTGACTCGATCTTCGACTTAACTGCAAGGCTTACAGATTTGCAGGTTACGCCGTTTACTTCAGCGGTACGTGATGCCGTTCCAATTTCAAAAATATCCATTGATAGCCCCTTTCAAGGAATTAGGATTGTGTAATAGGTGCAGTTGTTGAATACGTCCATGCCGATTGAGGTGCAAAGACAATCGAAGATTTCATGTCTTGGTTTCGCTCCTTGGTCATGTCCGTGTGGGAGATGACGTATGCGGTTCGTGTTGCATACACTGGAACTGATAGAGGGATTTTGATTGCGTAAGTGCAAAGGGTTCCGTTGAGGCACGCATTCTCCATATCAACAGACACGCCATCGCCACTGGCGGTTTCGATCTTCTTGTACTCAATGGTTTGCTGTGCGTACTTCGGATCTGCTGGGTACTCGTAGATAACAGTGTCATCTAAGCATGGCTCTTGCGTTTCCATCGAAGCCTCAACGCCTCCACCATCAACACTAACTGCACAAACGGAGATGAAGCCGTCAGTCGTGGTTGGCGTGTTTGTTGAGTCGTGAAGGTAAACCGTCATCCCTAATGCTTTGGATGTTGGCATGGTTACAATCTCCTATAATTCTTGTCCTAAAACTGCTTCCACATCAATGGCAGATATGAAAATCTTTTCGTCTGAGTCTGGTAATTTTGGAACATAAGTGTCGTCGTGATTCTCAACAATAACACCATGTATCGTCTGCTTTGCCCCAGCATCGTTTGTGAACTGCAACGAGTGAAGTTCTGTGGCCATTAGCCAGTCCTTGATGTCTGCGGCCATTTGCCGGGACTCATCAATGTCGTCGCTTATAACCTCTATGTCGTAGCTTATTGTTTCCTTGTGCCTTGGATAACATAGGTCATCAGAGTATTCCTCACCACGCTTCATGATAAATGCGTAAGGGTAGCTGACTATCGACTGTGGAATGACCTCACCGACATGACACGGGGGATTTGGCATTGAGCGAATCCGCCTGATAATAGATTCAGTTACGTCCACCTAACTTCCTCTCTCTCATTTCTATCCTTATCCTGTCCCAAATACCCCTCATGGCTGACTTGGTGGCTCTTTCACCACGCCGGTCACCAACCTTCTTCATAAAATGACGACCCTTGTAGAATTCCTTATCGGAGTCGGGCACTTTCCTCCAGAGTCGCATCGGCAAGAACTTATTGAACGTCCGCCCCTTCTCAACCCACCTCATGTAGAATGCTTCTTGGTCGTAGGAAACGGTGTTTGCACCCACTGTTTTTCGTGACCTCTTGGTTGCAGCGACCTTGAAAGAACGCCTGAGCTTGCCAGTCGATCTCTTGCCTGAGACTGCGTACTCCTGAAGGTGTCCTTTCTCACGATTTCCAGCCGTATGGATACTTCTTCCACGAGAACCGCTCGCACCAGAAGGTATGGCCCTCCTGACTTGAGGCAGTATGTGGACACGCTGTGCCCTTCTAAGAGACTGCCTAGCCCACTTCTTCCTCAGCTTAGGCTCGAACTCGTCCAGCTTTCGCTTTAGCTGCATCATGTCGTATTTGTTGATCTCGGCTCTCACGCTTGTGCTATGCCCTTGTTTTGCTACAGATCAGGTGAATATCACGCAGGTCGTCAGAGCTTTGGTTGACGAATCCGATGTTGTAGATGTCGTCATGGTGGCATAGCCTGTATCCAGAATCCATCTCTCTGGCTAACTGCTTGCGTGTGATAACCTTGACACTGACGTTCTCTTGACGCTTCCTAGCAACCTCAAGTTCGATCCCCCACATCGGGGTAATCTTCGCCCACATCCTGCCCACCTCACTCCACTCTTCGAGAGCCTGCCCACGAGGACCAATCTTGCTTGTCTTCTTTTCAATCTTCAATCTGTGTCGCAGGTCGCCGCTGTTTATGTTTGTCATTGCTTCAGGAACTCCTGCCACTCATTAACCCTAACCTGATCCCGAAGGGCATTAAATGCTAACTTGATGGGAGTGTTAGACGCCCCGATTGCTTCACGATTCTTGAACCAGTGAGCAACCAGCAACTTGATCATTGAGCGAAACATATAGGGAACGTCAGTAGCAGCGGTTCCGTAACCGGCAGTGAATGTAACTGTAACAGCGTCAATGGCATCGGCTTCCGTGTCAGGCCAGTCCTCGTCGATTGCTGGACGAATGGTGGCTGGGCATTGAACCAGTTCAGTCCGATACAAGGACGAAGACAGCGTTTGGG